TGCTGTTGAAGTTCTCAATAAGATGTTGTCGTTCATGCAAAAGAACCGTGAAGATGACCTTAAAAGAAAACAAATCAGTATGTCATTTGAAGAAGAACGTCAATCAGAAGAACAACGTAGACACGGTGAATTTTTAAAAGTATTAAAAGATTTCACCTCTGTTGGTACAACAACAATGGTGAAAAAAGAACCTGAAAAAGAGGAAAGTTTATTTGACAAAATTGCGAATTTGTTTTCGAAGGGTGCATTTTTAGCAAGAATAATACCATTTTTAATTAATCCACTTACTCTCACTTTAGGTGCAGTTTTAGCGGCCGCATACGGATTACAAAAAGTTGCAGATTTTATTCCAAATGCTAATATACGTACACCATTAGAGGCTCAGGCAGTATTAGAAAAAGGTACTCAGCTTGAAATTGATAAAGATGGTGGATATGATTTTCTCGCTAAGAGAATAACAGAAGGTCCAGAAGAAGCACAAAAAACACTAGACGATTTTGCGGAGGGTAAAATATCTTTCAAAGAATTACAAAGCCGTGGTGGAGAAAGTAGACTTAAAGAAATTGCCTCACAAAAAGGTCTTGAAGTTCCCATTAAAAGAGACCCAATGAAAGATATGGAACCTTCTGTTACACCTAGAGCCGCTTTTGTGGGAACAGGATTAGCGAAAAAATCAAACGAACAGTTTTGGGATAAAAACTTCGGCCCTTATTATGATCCAGAAACTGGTAAAAGACTCGACTTATTGAATACTCCTACCACCAGTAATATTCCCGAAACAAACACTCCTGTTCCTGCAACAAACACTCCTGTTCCTGAAACAACCACACCTGTACCCTCTGAACCACCTTCTTCTGCTGTTGTTGGTAAAATACAAGAGAACAATGATTTGAATATGCAATCAACAATGACTGCTGGTGCTTCTTCATCACCTTCTGTATCAGTAAATAATTCATCCACTTCTGCACCAGATCAAACTGTTACTGCTACTGCAACAACAAGAGATGACACACCAATTCTTGATTTGGTTTTAAATAGAACAAAATCTAGGGTATAAAAAAAGGACCTTTCGGTCCTTTTTATCAGTCTTCAGCTAATTTGCTGAAGTATGCCAAATCATCATCATCTTCGGCAATTCCCGCATCTTCTGCTGGCGCAGGTTTACGTGGCATTGCTTTAGCCTGTTCAACAGTAGTACGTGGTGCAGGTGCAGAACCATCAACACCAAGAACTTTGTCCAAACGGGCTTTCAATTCATCATATGACTTGAAGTTTTCTGGTGCAAGGAACTCTTTAAGAGAGTACTCTTTCTTCCAGATTGCTTCGAGTTTCTCATCATCATTTAACAATGCGGATGGTGATTCAAATTCAGACTTGTCATAGTTCTGATAACCTTCTACTTTACGAATCTTCAACTTGAAGTTAGCACCTTCCCACAGGTCAAATGGGTTAACTGCTTTTTCATCCTCAAACTGAGGATTCATTGCTTCGTTAATCTTGTCAAAGATTTTCTTACCAAACTTGTAAAGGAACACTTTACCTTCGTTCTGAGGATTCTTAGAATCTTCTACGATATAAACGTTAGCAATGTAAGAGAGTCTACGCTTTTGTTTACGTGCGACTTCTTTGTTTGCTTCTACACCAGAATTCCACAACTGAGAGTTGTATTCAGAGACTGGATCTTTTTGTCCAAGTGTAGTGAGTGAGTTCTCAATGTACCAGCCACCAGGTCCCTGGAAGCCGTGATTGAATACTTTCACCCATGGTAGTGCATCATCACCGTCAACCGATGGTTGTGGCAGGAAACGAATGACAGCATAACCGTTACCGGCTTTGTCTACTTCTGGTTTCCAGAAATGATCTTCTTTGGAGGGAGTTTCGGCAGAATTCAACTGTTCGATGGCTTTAGCCAGTTTGTCGAGAATGCCAGAGTTGCGCTTTAGATTTGCGAATGAGGACATAGTATTTTCCTTGTATAAACGTTGTATTAAATGTATATTGTTTTATCCACATATTTCATAATGTATGAAGTATATAGGCGAATTCAAATATACTTTTTTAGCATAGCGATAGTAGATTCGGCATTCTTGTGTAGAATACCAATACCACCCGCTTTATTCCAATCATCGATAACTGATTTAGTGTCATCAATGATTATAGAATGTGGTGTAGCAAATTTGTACTTCAGGGATTTACCTGGAACAAAGTTTGCTTTGTAGTCAATGCGGTGAAAGTCTAGCCACTTTTGTTTTTGTGGTGCAATCCGTTCGTGACTATCTGGTCGTGCGGTTGACGATAGAATTTGTTTTTCAATTGGTAGATCATTCAAAAATCCCAATAACATGAACGTATCCCACATCATATCAAGAGTTTGAAATTCTCTGTCGTTAATAAATTTTTCAAAATAACCACCAAACTCTTTATTGCTTCGAGTTTCTTCTGGTGTCACTTTAAACTTTTCTTTGTACCGCTTAGAGAAATCGGCAATCACACCGTCCATATCAACATAGATCATGCTAATTGACATAGTTTGTCCTTTATAATCTTTTTCATTTTTGGTTCATCATATGAAAAGAACGGTTTGTACTTTTCACAACTTTTGGTGAAGTCCGGAAACAATATATCATCTTCAACTTTCTTTTTCCACATAGGCATAAAATTCATAAAATCGTTGAGAATGAGTATTGTTTCCTTTTTCACTTTATCATGTAAGTATAGATTATACAACAACGGGTACTGCCCGTCAACCACTTTTAGCAATTCTTCTGGATTGTCTACCGAATCAAATGCGGTAGATAAGTCCTGCTCAAAGAGGTATGAGAGAGATTGTTGTGTTTTGAGCCAAATCTTGTACTCCGATTCGGCATCTTCTAGTAATAAATCACCAGCCCAACACTTTGGATTGTGTAACAGATTGGCAATATAGAAACCGAACAATTCATCTTTCTTGTATTTACGAGAAAGTTTGTAGAAATGAAACTTATCTTTTCGTAGCATGAATGCATCTTTACCAATGGTGATTTTACCATGGTATTTCACATAATCATAATTTGTTGTGAAATGGAGTTTTAATCCATGAAACAACGCAAACGCATCATAACCACCAGCATCACTCATATCGGTAGCTTATTCACTTTCTTAATCATATTACCAGCCTGAGCCTCATCATTAATCTTAGACTTGATTGGTGTCGTGAGTAGAGTAGCCGCAAGTTCAATTTCAAAGCCTGTTTCCTCGCAATGAACAAGAACGGCTTCCATGTAACCAATGCGGCGGGTCTTTACTAATTCCTCAATAATGGCAGAAAAGACTCTTTGTTCGTCTTTAGTAGCCATTACTTTTTACCCATAGAGTATGCAATACACACGGCATTTGCATTTGTCTCATATGCACACTTAACAGAGATTGGATCAATTCCCTTTTGAATAGCCGATTCAATGTTCTTCGCCATGTTATTACGATCATTGATATTGTAGATTGTAACTGCGGCAATGCATGAACAAGCCGCAAGTGTGATACAAACCATGAGTGTAGTAAATTCTTTATTCATTTTAGAGGATTCCTTTGTTTCGATTGATTTCGTCTTTGCTACTTCTGTAAAAGATGTGTCTTCCAATTTGGTCTACCTTTTCTAATTTCCAACGAGGATTAACGTAGTCTGCATGATAATATGTTGCACCATCTGTAACATCTTTGTAATGTTCATAGTTGATGACCATATTAACTGCTAACTGACGAATCTCATTATACAATGAAGTGTCACGTACTGTCAACCGTTTATTGGTAATCTTCTCCTCACAATACCATGAGAATTGACAAGTACCGCCTGTTTTCTGGTATACTACTCCACAAATGTCATTTGCATAATTCCCTGTTTGAAGTCTATTAATTGTAACGAAAGCAACGGCCTTCTTGCCAATTAATGGCTCATGTGCGGCTTCAAAATAGATATTGTCTGCGAGGCAAGTAACTTGCTTCTGCGTTTCTTTGTCCAAGGACTCGAAACTCGCTTTGAACGGTAGCTTATAAAGATTTATATCCACCAACGATAGGAATATGATGACTGTGGAAAATACCATGCTTAAAAGTATTGGTTTACTTTTCATGTTTTCCCTTTCTAATGATAGGTTATTCTGTTACGAGGAAACCTATCGAAACCCTAAGTGGCGTTTAGGCCGCTAAAGCAAATTTTTCATCGTTTGCAGTTATTTTGATTTAGTGTTTACGTCAACTCTGACGGATAGCCTGAATACCGTACTTGTTACCCTGTCGAATCTAGGTCAGGCCCATCAAAAGTAGTTTGTGTTTGTCAATCTAGATATTTTAAAAGGGCATATTCGAATTAGCCTCTAGCATCCTCGGAAGGGACAAATCTAACTGTGTTCAAAACTACTTATGGTGGACCTGGGGGGATTCGCACCCCCGTCCAGAATACTTTTCTTATACCAAGTTTACTATCATTACCGCACACATTATTGTGTACAAGTTCTTTCACGGTAAATTACACCGTCTGGTGTTTGTATTTCTTTCCACTCTGTACACACCGGTTGGCGTTCTACATACACTGGTGGATTTCGTAGTATCACAGAAGGTTGTTGTACAATAACCGTTTCTGTTTGTTTGCTATTTGCAATGGCAACTCCAACAATTCCACCAGCAATGAGTGCTGGTACCCAATTGGAGCCGCCATGCATGTGACGCCAATGGCCGTGATGGCCATGGTGCCTGAAGTGTTGTGCTGATGCTGATCCTGCAATTACAAGGAAGGTTATACCTAAGATTTTTGATTTCATAGACATATTATATCCTTTCCTAAGGTGTTTGTCAAGTGTTTTTTTAATTAAACGCCAAATAAACTTGCAACAAGATCAATACCCGATGCACTAGCTACAATGTTTGTACCCGAACTATTAGTAGAAATCTCTATAGTGTACGTTGCTGTTACACTAGAATCAGTGCCAGAGTTAAAAACCTGAACACCCTCACCAGAGGTTAACTGCACCCATCCAGTAGTAGGCGATGCTGTGTTACCGAATCCACCGGAGAAAAATGTTCTTGTAAACCGAATCCAGTATGATGACCCAATGCCAGTAGTTGTAGGTGTTGCCCAATTACCGTCTACGCCTCCAAGGGCTTCAAGGACAGCATCCCAAGTACCATCAGAATTAAAATCCAGATTGACTGCGCACGCTTCTCCGGGAGCAAGAGCACTACCCTCAAAAGGCTCGTTAGAAGTTATTGATGATAAAGAAATTGTAACGCTAGATTTACCATAGAAATTGGAGATACTAATGGCACCAGAAGCGACACCAGCAAGATTTCTCAGGGCGGTTTCACCTAAACTACTTGTTGCACCAGCGGCACGACTCAATTCAAGGTTAATCGAACGTGTGGCTGTTGATCCACCAATACTCATTGTTCCCTCAGTGGCTAGTGTCATTTATTACTCCTGTGCCCAAGGTAGTGGTGTGTCTAATGGAACTGTCGTTGGTGGATTCATATTTTTATCGAGTGTTGATTGAATCTGTGCTTTTGCACTATTAACACCATCAACACCTAATGTGTTATGTAACCAACCAATAACTATTTCTTCAGTGAGTTGGTCGTAAGGAATAAATGTTGATTCGGCAGCCACAAGTGTTGTTCTACCTCCTATAATCGCTTGATAAGTTTGATTTTCGCCGGTGCCAATGCTATTAACACCCATTAATGACCAGCAGACTTCAGCCACGTAATTTGGTTGCGGTTCTTGAAAGGTGCTCATACGGTCAATTGACCAAGTAAATGTCGTAGCCATTTAATATATCCTCATTTGTTGTTTAAATAGAACTCTATGTGTTCTACCAAGGTATTTATATGATCTCCGGTTTTCTCAATGAAAATCAAGGGTTCCTCATTCTCTACTGCCATAACAATAACGATTTGGTCAACCGGCACAGAAACATGTTCTTCGTACATACCAGCATATGCTGTGCATTGTGCAAAATAGTCTTGAATATCTTCTTTCTTCTTAATCTTCTTAGATGTTTTGAAGTCAATAACTGATAGAACACCATCCCATTCGGCAATCAAGTCAACACGACCGGCTAGGCCGATTTGTTCAGACCAGAGTGCCTGTTCAATGTAATGTATATTATTTATTCGGTGGAGATGAGGAATTAATGTGCGGAACATCTCAACAGAATCAGGCATCTCACGTACCCAATCAATCTTCTCATTCTTTAGATATCGTTCTGCAAGGTCATGCACACGATTACCACGACCAGTAGCAAGTTTGGAGATTCGGTTGGCTTCTACCTCACCAACACGATTTCTCCATTCCATAATTGCTTGTTTTTTCATTGCGCCAACAACAGTTGTCACAGAAGGTAAACGCTTACCGCTTGGTGTTGTGTAGTAACGTTTACCGTCAGAGTGTGTTTCCGATTTTAGGTCCGGAAGAACCATTGGTGGGCAATGAATGTACATTATTCAATTTCTACTTTTTCTTGTTTGAATCGTTTTTCTTGGATAGTTTCTTCTTTCCAAACTTTTCGTGGATTACCACACATGATACAACCTGGGTGGCCACAGTCCATTGCATGGTGCTTGGCAAACTTATGCGGTTCTTTCACATCGATACCGTTTGCTTTTGCAATTTTAGTTTGCTTTTTGATTGCAGTCTCTTTAGCATGGATGCGTTTGCTGTGCTTCAGTTTATCTTCTTCTGTACTCATTCTGCATCCTCATATTTTAGTTTAGCGATAATGTAGTCCTTAACAAGAGAACTACGGACAATATCATCTACTTCAAATTCAATCTTAGTAAATGCTTTCATGTGATAAGCAACATCAAAGAACTTTAGAATGCCTGATACATCATTCTTTTTCTTGTTCAAATCTGTCTGACGGTAATCACCACACCAAATAATCTTTGAACGATAACCAACACGTGTCATCACGGTGTCAATCTCCTCAAATGTCATGTTCTGCATTTCATCAACGATAATGATTGCATCATCAAATGACATACCACGAATGAATGATGTGGAGATAAATTCTACGTAACCCTGTTCTTCAAGTCTATCCCATCCGTCTTTGCGGCCAAATAATGTTTCACAAATTTGTCTGTATGGTTGTTGATAGATTTCCATCTTCTCTGAAATGTCACCGGGTAAATGACCAACTTCACGACCTTGTACGGCTGAACGTACAATGATAACCTTTTTAAATGGATTGTTTTTGTCTAAAACTTCTTCTAGTGCTTTGTACAATGCACAGAATGTTTTACCTGTTCCTGCAACTCCGTGGAGTGCTACGAAATAGTCTCCTCTTTTATATGCATCAAAGAATAATCTTTGATTCTCTGTTAATGGCTCAAATGTTTTTAGATGATCTAGTTTGATTCTCAGTGCATTAGATACTGACGGTTGGTGTCTGCTGATATACTCTACATTATCAACAACATCTTCTCGTCTTTGTGCAGGCGTTTTTTTACTAGCCATTAATACCCCTTTGTTTTCGTGGTTACCATTCCCTCGGCATCTTTGTTTTGTGTGCTTTTCCCAAAGTATTTCCGGGGACACTTTCCTTAATCCTATTGATGACATACTTCTCAAATGTAGAGTCTGCCTTACCAGTTCCAGGTGTACTCAGTCGAGCACCATCGGACATGATAGGTAGATTTTCAGGAGAATGATATCTCTCTAGGTGAGGATTCTGTTCCTTGAATTCATCATACACAGATAGTCTGAGTACATGTTCTTCAAGTTCTTGTGTTTCTTTGTTTATGAATACGTATGTTGGCATTATAGATTGAATACAATAGAGATTCGTGGATCAGTTGATTGATTAGGTACAACTTCGTGATAGAGCCATGCTGGCCATAAGAGTAGAAGACCTGGATATGGTTCATATTCAAACTGTGACATTGCGTACCAGCTTGTTGGATCTTTCACATGAAAGAAATAATCATAGAAATCTCTAAATGGTTGGTTCGGTGTGAACTTAATCTTTGAAGAACCAGGTGGTGTTTGTAGGTAGAAAATACCTGAGATAGTACATTGTGAATGTACGTGCCTTGGGTGACTGCTTCCTTCTTTGAAATAATTCAGAAAGAAATAAGGATTAAACTTAACAGAGTGTGGCTCAAAACCCTGTCTTTCAAGGAACTCATGTCCCTTGTTGATAATGAAATCTCCAAAACCTAGATATTTTGCATCATTTCTGATATCGATTCCTGTTCCATGTGTCGTTCTACCATTGTGATAAAACGAATCATTTGTATTTGTGTTACTTTCAAAGTAATCTTTAACAACGGGTAATAGTGCATCAGACCAATTTTTATGTTCTTCGACACCAACAACAGAAGGGAATAATGTATCTAATCTCATTCTTTAACTTTCATGCGGTAAAAATATTTCTAATTTTTTCAATTTAGCCCCTATAGCAACTTCAAGGTCACCCTCAGTAATATTTATATCGGTTTCTTCCATCAGAACTTTGATAATTGCTAAGACATCGCCAATCTCTGTGATAAGAGATTCTCTATTTGTGACGCCTTGCCACTCACCATGCATTCCAAATCTATTGATTTTGGATACGGCCTGAATGACTTCTGCACATTCTTCCTGTAGTACTGACATTACTTCTTTAGTGTTTCTCAATTATATTCACCTTTTTCGTTCTTTAGTGCTGGC